CAGGAGATAAAATTAAATTTGGTGGTCATAGTAAGGTGTACATGATTGTTGAAGATGTAACACCCTCTGGAAATGCAAGTACAATAACAATAGAACCACCTTTAAGAAATGCTTTAGCAGATAATGATTCTGTAACCTATGATGCTGTTCCTTTTACTGTTAGACTAACCAATGACGTACAAGAAGTTAGTTTGGGTGTAAATAATTTATATGGTTTTGAAGTAGATTTTATTGAGGCTCTATAATGGCAAGAGGTTTATCTACTGCCTTAAAAACTGAATTAGCTAATCAGTCTATAAAACCTATTCTATTAGTAGAAATTAATTTTCCTACACCACAAAGATTAACAAACCACTACAAAGATATTACACATAATAGCAATACATATTCAGCAAGTGGTCATTTATTATCTATAACTACAAAGTCAGAAAATGCAGAGTTAGACGTAGCTAACTTTACTGTACAATTGTCAGCAGTAGATAGTGCTTTTACTTCTATCTTATTAAACAACAATGTATCTAACGATCAAGTAACTATTGATATAGGTTTATTAAATAGCACAGATACACTTATTGACACTTACCAATACGATAAAGGTTTTATTGAGAGTTATAGAATTAACACAAAGAACGCAACGATAGATCTAATTTGTACTTCTCATTTTTCTGATTTTAGTAGAGTAGCAGGACGTAGAACTAACGAAGGTAGTCAGCAAAGATTTTTCTCTACAGACAGGGGAATGGAATTTGCAGGTTTAACAGTACAGGATATTCTGTGGGGTAGAAAATGATTAATAACATAATAAAATTCTTTAAATCATTTAATAGATACGAAAAGAACACAGAAGAAGAAATATTAAACTACATAAATCCTAGTATAGAACTTAATCAATATAAAATATTTAAAGATAAAGAGATTACAGGTTTTTTAAGTTGGGCTTTTTTGGATGATAAATGCAAAAAGAAATTTGTTAATCATGGTATCATAACTGCTACTGCCTGGAATAGTGGTGACAACCTTTGTTTTGTTCATTTAGTATGTAAAAAAAATATTAAGAATATAATTAATTGGGCTAAAAAATATTTTGGTACAGATATGAAATATAATAAAGAAGTTGTCTGGTTAAGAATTAGTGACGATATAAATAAAATTATGAGGATTAATAACAAATGGGTGAGGTAGTCAGTTTTGTTCAAGACGTAGTTCAAAAGGTTGTATCTTGGTTTATAGATATTCCAGAAATACCAGATACGCCAGAAGTAGAAGAAATACGTGGAACGCAAATTAATAAACAATCTAATAATGCACAAATTCCTGTCATCTATGGCGAAAGATTAGTAGGTGGTACAAGAGTATTTTTAGAAACTAGCGGTACAGACAATCAGTATCTTTATGGTGCTATGGTTTTGTGTGAAGGTGAAATTAATGCTATTACAGAAATACAAGTCAATGATAGCGTTGTAACTTTCAGTGGTAGTTTTGCAGACGGTGTTCAAATAACATCTAACGATTCTAAATTAGGAACTACTTTTGTTTTGCAACCTTTCTATGGTACAGACGGTCAATCAGCATCTTCCCTTTTAACAACGCTTACTTCTTGGACATCTAATCATAAACTATCTGGTTTATGTTATATTGCTTTTAGATTTACATGGGATGCAGATAAATACACCAGTATTCCCACAATTAAAGTTAAAGTACAGGGTAAAAAAGTTTCTACATACGACAGTGGTGGTAATGAAACAACAGGAGTTTATTCTACCAACCCAGTTTGGTGTCTTTTAGATTTCTTACGTAATACCAGATACGGAAAAGGTATAGATATAAACGATATAGATATTTCTAGTTTCTACAGTGCAAGTCAAATAGCAGTAACACAGGTAACCCCTTATAGTGGTGCATCAGATATAAATTTATTTGATTGTAATGCTGTCATTAACACCAATAAGAAAATTATTGATAACGTCAAAGTATTTTTAAAAGGCATGAGAGGTTTAATGCCTTATGTACAAGGTAAGTTTAAATTATTAATTGAAAGCACAGGCACAGCAACATTTACCCTTAATGAAGATAATATAATAGGTGGTATAAAATTAGAAAGCGAAAGAAAGAATGAAAAATATAATCGTGTTTTAGTTAATTATGTGAACCCAGAAAAGAATTATCAAGTAGATACTGTAGTATATCCAGAAACAGATGCAGAACATCAAACATTAAAAACTGCTGATGACGGATTTTTACAAGAAGGTAATGTTGTTTTAGACACAATTACATCGCCTTATCAAGCGTTAGAATTTGGTAAGATTATTTTAAACAGAAGTAGAAACAATTTAAAATTAGGATTAACAGCTAATTACGAATCTTTAGATTTAGCTATTGGTGATATTGTAAATGTAACATCTGCTATTTTAGGAATGACTAACAAACCATTTAGAGTAAGTGGTATGTCATTAAACTCTAACTTTACTGCTAGTTTATCACTACAGGAACACCAAGATTCTTGGTATACCTTTGATGAAAAGACGCAAGTAGCCACAGTACCAGATACTTCATTTCCCGACCCATTTACGGTTCAACCACCTGCTAGTATATCATTAGCTGATGACTTAGTAGAATATAACGACGGTACAGTTATCACTAGATTGTTAATCACAGTTGGTGCAAGTACAGATCAATTTGTTACAGATTACGAGATAGAAGTAAAACAAACTTTAGACAAAGACGGTAATGCTGTTGTTGATGATTATAGAATTGTATCACAGGGTAAATCTTTAGAGTATCAATTAATCAATGCAATAGACGGAGCAACCTACGAAGTTAGGGCCAGAGGTATAAATAGTTTAGGCGTTAAGTCTACTTATGTTACAGGTACGCACAAAGTTATCGGAGCTACAGAGCCTCCTGCCAACGTAACAGAATTTTCTATTTCTTTAATAGGCTCAGATCAAATGCAGTTATCTTGGTTACCAGTAGCTGATCTAGATGTAGAAAGTTATGAAATACGTTATCAAAAAGTTTCTAGTGGTTCACAATGGTTTAATTCTACAGACTTGGTTCGTGTTCCTAGAAGAAGTGCTAATAGTGTTATATTAAATAGAATAGACCCACCTTTTACTTTATCAATAAAAGCAATTGATAAACTAGGTAACGAAAGTCTAGAACCTGCGTTTATCACATCTTCAAATGTTTCTGCACAGGGATATAAATTAATAAGCAGTATTTCTGAACACCCAAATTTTGCAGGAAGTTTTACAAATACATTTAAAAGAACAGAAACAGGAACAGCAAACGGTGATAATGTTATTACATTAGATACAATAACTACTTTTGATCAAGGCACAGGAAACTTTGCAGACGTAGATGCTAACTATGTATTTGAAACTGGTGGCATTGATAAAAATATTATTAGTAGTGGTTTTTATGATTTTGATTCTACTTTTACTTTGCCTTTTGTTTATGATGCTACATTTAAAATTCAATTAGATATGGTTTCAGATGACCCTTATGATCTATTTGATTTTGGTCGTAATGAAACTTTATTTGAAAATGCAAAAGCACCTTTTGACGGAAACCTACCCACAAATGCAGGAACCAATATCCAGATTGGTGCTAGTGAAACAAGTTTGGGTGATATAACTAATTATACAAGCGTAGCCCAACAGGGAACATTTAAAGGTAAATATTTTAAATTTAGAGCAAGGTTAATTAGTTTAAACAATCAAGCTAGGGCTTTAGTTAAAGGTCTAACTGTATCTTTAAATTTACAAAACAGACAAGAAACTGGTGATGATGTAGCTAGTGGTACAGGTACTTACAATGTAACTTTTACAAATCCATTCTATGCTAATCCAAACATAAACGTAACTGCACAAAACATGGCCACAGGTGATTACTTTGTTGTCGCTAATAAATCAACAACTGGTTTTGATATAACCTTTTATGATAGTACAAATACTGCAATATCAAGGACATTTGATTATCAAGCACAGGGTTATGGCTTGAAAAGTTAAAGGATATAGGATACAAAATTATTAATGTCTCAAGTTTCTCAAATTACAATTGATAACGTAGCATTTGGAACATTTAGAAGTAACTTAAACGATACTTTAAACGCTCTAAACTCACAACATATTGGTTCTACTGCACCAACGACTGCCGTTGCAGGAACTATATGGATTGACAATTCAGCAACTAATACATTATCAGTTAAGATATATGACGGAACTGATAGTCTGGAATTGTTTTCTATCAATACGTCTACAAACGCAATAACACTACCAAGTGGGATTTCAGTCACCGAAAGTGATCCAAACAGTATTCCATTTGCAGTAGCTTTAGGGAGTTAAAAAAGAATGGCAAATAACTTTTCAGACGCACAGGCAAGTCTAACAGATGCGACTTTGACTGATGTTTATACTGCAACTAATAAATCTTTAGTTATTGCAGGAACAGTAGCAAATACGACTACTACATCAATGAATGTTTCCGTAAAGAAATATGATGATAGTGCAACTGCAGGAAAATTCATTTTTAAGAATGTACCTTTACCA